TATTTACAATTACTTCTTCATTATCTGCTAGAGATGCTACTAAATTTGGTTCTATTGTAAGAGTTAATGTTCCATCTGATTCTGCGTCTATATTATCTGTTACCATATAGACTTTACTATGATTATCAAATCTGACTAAATCTCCAGCTTTTAAAGCGTTTTGTTGACTTGCTGTAAAGCCATCTAAATTAATAGAGGCATCACCTGCAATATGTGATCCTACTACCTGTATATCTGTTTCTGCTTTAGCAGCACCTAAATTATCTAATGGTGCGCCTATAGTAAAATCTCCAAAAGAACCTTTTTGTTTTTGTAAAAATGCAAATACCTCTTGAGCTTTATCTTGCTGTAGAGGTGGCATTTGTACTGTAAAAGAAAAATATTGACTACCTATTTGTCTGACTTGTCTTCTACCTGATAGAGTCTGATTTAATAAAGTAGGTCTATTATTTTTAAAATTTAAACTTCTAAAATTTGGGTTAGTTGTAAATTCAGGTATATCAGCCATTACACTATTCCCATTTTGCCTTGATTGTTCATGGCGTTGTTTATGATTGATGTTATCAATCCTTTTCTTGATGCTAGTAACTGGTCAAATCCAGCAGCATCTACTGTTGATATATTAAAGTTGACCGTAGGTGCAGCCTGTACTTGTTGTGTTTGTTGCTGTTGTTTTGTATGATCTATAACTGTTTCATTTGGATGTAAGATACTTAAGAAACCACCTTTGTTATCAATACCACCAGCTCTTGCTCCCATACCAGTAAATCCGCCACCTTCGTTAGTTGGTATTGTTGTTGGTAAGTTTAAGTTTTTTCTTATTTCAATTTGTCTATCTCTTGATCTGCCTATTAAACCACCAAAAGATTCAAACATTCTATCAATAATTAATTTTTGAACCGCTATTCTAATTAATTCTCTCACAATACTTGTAGCATAATCTTTAAATGATGCTTTACCCTTTTCTAAGAAATCCATTGTTAATTGAGTAAGTCCGTCATAAGACTTTTTAAATACACCTTGCAATTCCTCTTGCATGGTTTTTATATTTGTCGCAAAGTCTGAATATCCTTCTTCTGCGGATTTTAAGAATTTTTCAAAAGGTCTTAAAGCTCCAAATCCAGTCTCTCCTTCATCTGCTGGCTTATTAGGATCTCTTCCTGTAATTAAATCCATGAATGATTTAATCTTTACTTTATCAATAACTCTATTGGTTTCTTTTTCTAAATCCTTATAAAGATTTTCTATTCTTGCTTTAATTTCTTTAGATTTTTCTTCAGATTCAATATCTCCAAAAAGCTCAATAGTTGGTAATTTTCCAACTCCTAAAGTGTCTTTAATTTTTTCAGGAAGTTTATCTATTAAACCATTTATTTTATCAATACCAGTATTTAAACCGCCAATAATAAAATTCATAAAACCAGTAAAAGCTGTTTTGATTGGAACTATAAATTTATCTAAAAAACTTAAATATAATTTATTTACAAATATTTTTGCTTTTAAATCAAATATATTTAATTGTTTGTTAATAAATTTTAAAGCAAAAACAAACTCATCTCTAAAAACATATAAAGCAGCTAATGCAGCAGGAATCCAAACAAAAGGATTTGCCAAAGCAGCAGCAGTAAATGCTTTTGTCATAGTTAGTATTTTTGGGAGCATAGATCCTATAACAGCTAATGCAGGAATTAATATCACATCAAGATTATTTGCAAATTTACCAATAACTGCACTTAGAGTAGAGAATCCACCAGTTGCTTTTTGTATATCTCCAATCATAAATTGGAAATTATTTCTTAATGCAACTCCAGCTTGTCCTAGAGTCATAGGCATTTTTGAAATTTGCTCGTTAGTTTCTTTTGTGCCTTTTATAAGAATAGGCATCACAGTTTCTGCTGTTAATTTACCAGCATGACCAAATTCTCTAAGCTCACCAATAGTCATACCTAAACCATCGGCTAACATCTTAGTTAGAATTGTGTTGTTTTCCATTACTGATCTAAGCTCGTCACCTCTAAGTGCGCCTGAAGCTAAACCCTGAGCTAACTGTCTAGCAGAGTTATTTGCCTCTTGAGCATGAGAACCAGCAATAATAAAAGTATTTGCTACTGTTTGTGTGGCATTAGCAACATCTCTTTGTGTTGCACCTAAATGTTCAGTAGCTAAAGCAAGTCTTGTAAAAAGCATAGCAACAGCATCAAAGTCAGACCTTGAGTCTGAAGCAATCCTTCTCATGTGATTCATAGCTGAAGCTGTTTCAGTAGCACTACCAGTTAAGGCGTTCATTCTGTTTTCAACGCCAATCATAACATTGGCGGCTTCAACTACTTCTCTAACACTAAATGCAGCAGCAACAGCACCAGCAAGTCTTTTTATTTGCTGATTTGCTTGGTTGGTACTTCTATTAAAACTATCAAAAGCCTTTTTAGATTTATCATTACCAAATATTGTTACATATAATGATGATTTACCCATTGCTTGCATTACGTTCTTCCTTTATCTGAAGATAAGCCAACCATCCTTGAAATTCCTCAACTGTTATTTCATCAATTTCAGCTAAGGTTTTATTTAGTTTTTCAGCTAGTGCATATCTTATGTATAGCTGCTCATCTTCTATTACTTTTTTTTAACTTCTTCCTGCGAAATATTATTCATCATTTCGCTAGAAACTCTTATTAATACATCTCTATCAACCCTCTCCAATAAGGTTTTCTTATCAGCGATGGTAAATAACTTTTCACCAGCCTCGTCTAATGCTTTATAGATTAAAACATAAACTAAAAGCTGTACTTCGTCATCTTGTGCTAGTTTCATAAATTTAGAAGTCTCTGAAAGAGTTATTGGTTTACAATAAATCTTTAAAGGATTATCTTCATCCTCACCCCATTCAGGGACTTCTATAATTCTAGTTTCTATGCTGTCAAAATGTTTCTTTGCGTTATCTATTGCTGACATTTTCTTATACTGTTGTAGTTGTTAAAGCGCCAGTACCTTGTATTGTTAAACTTGCTTCAACTAGACCATCAAATGAGCCAGTTCTTGAAACACCAGTAACAATAGCTTCACCACTATAATATGTGTCTGAAACACCTGCTGGATATAAATTGATCTCTATAGTATTACCAACAACAAAAGCACCTTGACCATCAGCATCACCATCATCCCAAAAAACATCTAAAGAACCTGAAAAAGATTTTAAAGTTGCTACATGAGTTCTGCTTCCATCACCCATAGCTGTATCTTCAACAGTATCAGAAGTATGTTCTAAAGAATATGATCTAACCTCACCAACAACATTAGTTCCGCCAGTAGTACCTAGCTTAACAACGCCATCATTTCCTTTAAATGTTGCCATTTTCTTTTACCTCGCCTTTCGGCTTTTTCTTAGAAGAAGATTTAACTTTGTCTTCCGACTGGACTGCTTCTTCCTTCCAACCCATTCCCAACATAGTATCCACATTTGATTGTGGAACTTCTATTGAAACTTTACCATTTGGACTAATCATTTTCATAATTATCTCCTATTATACTGCTATATCAGGATTGGTTTCCTGAACATAGTAGTTCGTTAAAAAAGTCAGAGAAACATAACCTACTGGTTGTTCCCCATCTCCTGTATATTCTATTTCTGTTGATTCAATGTAGGTATCTTTTGCAAGTCCACCTAAAGTGCGATCAGCAGAAATAGCCTCTTCAACTTCTTTGCTTATTGTATCAATAGTATCATCAAAGTTGCTAGTAGCTTTACAATATCCTTCTACTACTACTGATAGCTCTCTACTCATTACTCTATCAGTACCTATAACAATAGGTTCAGAGCTTTCTGATTTTGTATAAATAACTAAAGAAGGAAGGGTGTCTTCTTGTAATGTATAAACTCTTGATTCATATACATTAGAACCTGTTGTTGTTAAACCTGATAACGTAGTTCCAAAGTATTCTCTAATTTGTTGACGTACATGATTAGCCATTATTGCACCTCAAGAAGTAAAGATGTCATGCCTAAATTGTCATGCTCGTAATTAATAACTTTATAGTTTGTTGCTGCTTTAATTGTAGTTCCATCTAAGTTTGTAATAGCAGGAGCAGCAAGAGTGTCACCAAATGCAATATTAGGTATATCAGTAGTTTTAGCTTGTGCTACAGGTTGATAACCTTGTACTGGCAAGCCTCCACTATCTATATCTACATATTCTTGATTTAGGATCACATTGATAGATTTAGAAATGCCACCATCAGGAGTATAGGTAACTGCAATACCATGTCCGTAGGTGGCATCTAAATAGCCATCGAAATCTCTATCAAATTCCATTGGCATGATTTACTTTTTAGCTCTTGTTTTTGGAGCTTTTACTTTTGAAGTTTCTAAGCCAACACTTCTATCTTGTTTCTCAGTCTTGGGTTTATCTACACAAACTTCGGCTTTACCATATCCACATAAAGAATGACCTTCGTGTTCAGGTAATTCAACTATATCACCAGCATGTACTTTAGTACCGCCAGCCATTGTATCTGTTAAGATTTTGTATTTTTTCATATTTAAGTTGGGGGTATTACTACCCCCATTCCATTTAAGCATTAGTTATTATGCACCATCATTTGATACACAGAAGCTAACTGCGTGTCTTACAGCAACATCAACAGTTTGTAGAGCAACAATTCTTACTCCACCTGAAGTTGATAAAGCATAAGGATCAACAGTAATATCTAAACCTCCGTACATACCAATTAATAGGTCTGCAAAGTTACCAAAGTAGAAATCACCACTTGTTACTTGGTTACTTCTGATAACGCTATAACCATTCATACTGTTATCAGGAGAAACAACAAATTGAGCAGTATTAGTTGCTTTTTCAGTTGTTTTTAAAGTACCAAAGTCAGCAGGTCTACAAATATAACCTAATGAACCGCTTAAAGCATTGTCATTAGCAATTGCAGATTCCATAGCTACAATCTCAGCCCATGTTGGGTTAGCAGCACCGAAAGTTGTGGTGTTAATACCTGAAGTATTTTTGATACCTGTAGGTTGACCACTTGAACCTGAACCAGCTAAAGCACCTAAGTCAATTGCAGTAGCGATTGATTTTGTTAGGTCATCTCTGATTAAGTTCTCAACATCTAATGATGATTGTTGTAACAATAATCTTGTTGCATCGGTGAAAGCACCAATTACTTTAGGTGACATTGTTACTGAACCTGAAGTAAATTCTGATTCAGAAGCAGGGTTACCTTCTGTAGCAATCCAACCAGCAGAAGCACCAGCAGTTTTCTTAGGAATAACTACGTTCCCTTGAAGACCTCTAAGCATGGTAGCTCCAGCTTGCATTACTGAAGATTCGTTACGTAAGATGTCGATGAAAGAGTCCCCCCTGTAATCTTCAGCTATTAAAGTTGAATCATCAGATGAGTTTAGGTCTCTTTTACCCCAAGTTCTTAACACTTCAGAAGGTAACATGATGCCTTGAGCATCTTTACCATACTGTCTTGCAGCTTCAGCAGAACATTCAAATTCAAATGCTGCATCTTCTTGGGCTTTTCTGTCGCTAGGATTAGCCATAGCTCTAATAGCTTTTACTAGGCTAAACTGTCTAACTTCTTTTTTAGTCATACCGATGTCTGAAGGAGTTTCTAAAGGAGTGTTGTTAGAAATATTTTCTAATAATACACCTCTAAATTCTTCAACAGAGATACCATCAGCAATCGCTTTGTCAGCTAAATCTCTTTTATTGTGTCTAGCTGCTAAATCTATAATCTCTTTTGAGTTTCTTTTAAATTCAGCTTTAGCTTCATCAATAGTTTGAGTTCTAACTTCGTCTAGGTTTATGTCTTTTTTATCTTCTGACATTTTTATCTCCTTAAAGTTAATATCATTATTATTTTTAGAACGACCAACTCCAACAAGCCTTGACTGATCGGCTGGGACTGATACAGAGGATACCTCCATAGGAGTCCACTTAGCTTTATAGTAAGTCTCATCTTTGTCATTCATTCTTTCCAGTTTGTCGATGCGATATCCGACGGATATATTCATGCGTATCCCATCTTTTACGTCTTCAAACACTTCTTGAGCTAAAGCAGATTTTCCAAATCTGACTACTGCTAAAGACCTTTTAGCAGTCTCGTCTAGTTTGAATTCTTCAATTACACCTATTTGCTTGGTCATATCATGATCCAAGAGAAGAGGCGCACGTCCTGAATTAATAAATTCCATATTTATATCATCAGCAGAATGTCCCAGCACTTCCATGCCAAAACTTCTTTCAACAGGTTCTTCACTAGAAACTCCTATACGAACTCTTCTATTTTCCTCATCAAGATAAGAATGTTTAGATAAGTCAATAGTTCTATATTTCATAGGCATATCAATTACTTTTCTTTCTTCTTCTTCATGAGCCATAGATACTTCGTCAGTAATCTCCAGTTCATCACCTTCTTTTTCTACATCCTCATGCTTTGCGAACTCAACGATAACTTTATCGTCAGTTTCACTCACATTGAGGATATGTCTATCATCTTTATTCATAGATTTCTCCTCTTCATTTGTTAATAAAGGATGTTTTTCTGATTCTTGCGAATCAAAACTTTTTTCGTTTTTCATTTGATTTACTTTGGTCTTTGACCAACTAAAACCAGCATCTCCTCCCCATAAAGCCCATGCTATTCTTCCGTTTGATGGATAGCCCTTCTCACCCTGTTTAAATCCTTCAGCTTGTTTATCAACTTCGTGTCTGCTGAAAAAACTATACATCCTTTTAATAGTTTCATCTGACAGATTTTCGTTATTAAGAATTTGATTTGCTCTTTCAGCACCAATTCTAGTACCTCCACGACCAAATTCTTTTCTCCAGTCTAAACCCTTACGAGCCTCTACCTTCATTCCTTCAGTTGGTCTAGCCATCGTCTTCATCTCCGCCAAGAATCTTAGCGTCTACTGGATTCTTAGCTCCAAATGGCTGGTAAGCTAATTCAATATCATATTGTTTTGCTAATTCAATTTCTTTTTGATGTTGTTCAAAAAGTTCTTCAGTATCTCTTCCGTAACTACCTGATATATCGGCATAAGTAAGTGTACCATTTTGTAAACCTATTACATTTGCTTGCATTTCTTTTAAAGGATCAATCCAAGCAAAACTTCTTGGAATGTAATTTACAGAACTAGCAAATTTATCAAATTTACCCATGGGTAGATTGATATAACCTGTAGATATAACCATTTCTAACCAAGATTTAAAAATTGGGTTTATAAAATGGTCAATTACAAATTGTTGATATATCTGATACATACTTCTATCTTCTAAAGCACCCTGTCTTATTGAAGAATAATTAACTGAAGTCAAATCATTAGATAATGAATGATAAGAAATATTTAAACCTGATGCGATACTTCTTAAAACACTTGTTGTAAATGAATCAAAAGCAGTAGTTGGATGAGTAGGATCAAATGCTTTGAAATCCATACCTTGAGGCAATTGCTCAAATACACCAGCTTGTGCGTTCATTGTTGGATTAAAGGTATCTTCATATTCTCCATCTCCAACATATCCATCTCCGTCAGGAGAGGTAAAGAAGCCCATTTTTGATGCGCCAACTCTAGCTGCAACTATTTCAGCTTCTAAATAACCATTTAACATTTTCACATTAGCCATAGCTGTAGCAACCAAAGAAACACCTCTAGTTTGTTCTGCTCTAGTAGGTATGTAAGCATGGATAATTTCGTCAGCAGGTACTCTAATGTGTTGTGCTTGAGCTAAATAAACTCTATCGTAAGGATGATCTTTATATAAGTGATAAGCTACTGGTCTATCGTACTTATCTACCTCAACACCCATTTTAATTCTATTGCCAGTAGCTTTATAAACATCATTTTTATTTTCATCTAAATGATCTGCTTCTAAAAACTGTAACTGAAAACCAAAAGGTGAATTACTGTCTTTTATTTTTCTTATTAATACTTCACCATCTCTACATAAAGATTCAATAAATATTTTTTGACAATCTAAGAATGATAATCTGCCATTAGTAGTACAATTACCGACCTGACCCCATTCTTTCCAAGCTGACTCAATGAGCTGGTTTCCAGCAACGTCTAATGAGCCATTGTCATCTCGACCTTTACTGGAAACTCTTATGCCATGCTTACCGATAACATTAGATACCATCAGGTTTAAGTATCTTGCAATATAGCTATCGTTCCTTGCTAACTCTCTTGCTCTATCTCTTAAAATTCTTATGTTATCTTTTATCTCAGCATCGGCACTTGTAGAGGTGGTAATAAAATCAGCAAATAATCTTCCAGTATTAGCTCCTGTATAGCTTCTTCTGTATGCTTGTCTTTTTTTCTGTTTAGGCTCATTTATGCCTAATATTCTGTTATACCATGCCATTATCTGTAGCTCTTAGGTGATGTTCCATAACTAGGACTAAATCTAGTTTTAATCGTAGTTCCTGATCCTTGTTTATTCTTAATTCTTGCCAGTCTTACTTCTTTTTTGTATTCAGCATGATATCTATCTCTAAATGTCATTAATTCATCTATAGACATTCTTGATAAAGATCTACCACCTAAAGAGAATGAAGATTGATCTATTGTGGCTCTACCTTCTATTACAGCCTCAATATTATCTAAAACTTTCTTTGCATGACTTCTTAAATCGGCATTAGTATCAGCTAAATTTGGTAAAATAGTAGTTTTACCTTCATCTATTTGTATTCTTGCTGAATCTGAGGTTCTAGTAATATAAGCACCCCATAAATAATCATGAGGATTATAATTATCTGTAGTAGTTGTTGGAACTTCTATATAGTAAGTATCGTTTGCTTCAGTAGCGTTGATTGTGAATTGATGACTTCCGCCACCACCTGAATCACAATGAAATTCGTATGATAAAGAATATGAATCAGTAGGATAATCAGTAGCTAGATCATCCCTTTTCCAAACCCAATAATCTCCAACAACTAATTCGTTGGGTTCTTGAGATGGGTAATTTTCTCTGTCAAATTTATTGCTCAAGCAAAAACCTCATAATGTTTTAGATATATCTTAATATCACACTATGGTTTTCTGCTAAAAAGTCAACATATTTTCAAAGAAAAGTCAAATTACTTCCAAGAAGTAGCAAAATTACCTCTATTTATACCTCTTTTAGGCTTATTTTGAGCTTTTTCTCTTGGTTTTGACTGTTGAGCAAGTATTTTTTCTTCAATAGTATCAAAATTAGGGTTTAGAATGTAAATAGCAGCAAAATTATAGACTAATGTATCTAAAGCCTCGTTTCTTGGTCTTATTTGCTTCCAAATTAAAGATTTTCTACCTCTAACAAATTTTGTGACTCTTTTCTCTGCTGTAAGCTGTTTAAAATACTCTTCATCTAAGTCAGCGCAAAAATGCAAGGTAGTTAGCTCATTTTCAGCAGCTAAACGAGCAAAAATAGCTTCTTTTGCTGAATCTGTACCAATTCCGTATAAAACAGCCTTATTTTTACCTACAAATGTTGGTTTATTGGCTATTGGTTTACCAGCTTGAGACAAACCTTTGACTGCAAAGACTCTTCTAGCTTGTCTTGGCTTTGTAAAGTTATACACAGCGTTTGTATGATGTCCACCTGAGTCAATACATACACATGATACTGGCATACCTCTACCTGTTTCAGTTTTAAATCGTTTTTTTATGTATTCATCTAATTCTTGCCAAACTTTTATACCATTAGGATCACCCCAAAAGATACGATATTCTAAAACCCAAGCCTCATACTGTTTTCCAAATCCTACTAACTGTAATTCAAGTCGGTCTTTTTGAGTATCAACACCAGCAGTTATGACCAAAACTTCTTCAGGTATTCTTTCTACATCGTAATTTAATCTTCTATCTAATAAGACATCATATTCAACTGTTTCTCCCTGCTCCTCCCAAGATTCTCCTAAAGCAGTATTTATCCAAGTTTTTAACATTTCAGGCTGTTTCTTAGCTTCAAGAAAGTTTTTAGCCATATCAGCCCATGTTGACCAAACAGAATATAACTCTGATATATGAAATCCTGCTGTATTAGACTTAGGAGCAGATGCAATCCATTCACCATGTTTTAACATCCATTGTTTTTTAGACTCATCTATAACTGAACCACAATGATCGCAAGCGTAAGAAGCTGTTTCAGGCTTATTTTCATCCCAAACTACGTTTTTCCATTTTAAAACCTGTTTTTCGTTACATTCAGGACAGGGAACGTGATAATAGCGTTTATCCGATTCCTCAAAAGCAGTTTCTATTCTTGATAAGCCTTTGATTGTAGGTGTAGAACACATATATATCTTTTTATTCCAAAAAGTAGTAGTTCTCTTAGTAGCAAGTGATATTGGGTCACCTTCAGAACCAGCAGATGACTCATATCTGTCAACCTCGTCAGCTAATACGATTCTAATTGGTCTCGATGCTAAGCCTGATGCAGAATTAGAACCCACTATGTTTAAATTACCACCAGCAAATTTCTTAGATAATACTGTATTACCACTATCTCTACTTCTAGGGTCTTTAACACAATTCCTTATCTTCTCAGAATCCCTAATCATAGTAGCTAATCTATCTTTACTAAATGCTTGAGACATTTGCAAGGTTGGTTGCATTATAAGCATAGGTGCTGGGTCTTGGTCTATGTAATAACCAATAACATTAAGAAGTATCTCTGTTGCACCAACTTGAGCAGATTTCATGAATATAATTCTTTGAATATCAGGATCGTTAAATGAATTCATTATCTCTCTTTGATAGGGCGCACGATCTGTACGCCAAGCTCCAGCCTCTGCTGAAGATTCAGGAGATAAACGTCTGTATCTATCAGCCCAGTCGCTAATCTTCAGATTCGGTGGTGGAGTCCATACCTGATTGGTCTCCTGTATCACCTTTTCTATATTTTTGAGGTATTCCATCTTGAGCTAACTCGTTTAGTGCTTCATGCACTTGTTCTTTTATTATTAATTCCGCTTCTGCATATTTATCTACTGTTATGACCTGATGTGCAATTCTTGATGGCAAGCCTAACAACTTAGCTCTTGCATTAGATACATAATCAATCCAAGTCTCTTGCACAAGTTCTGATGGTATTAATTTAGCTTCCATTTCTTCTACTTCAAGTTCAGCTTTTCTAGCTTGAGCAGCAGTAAGTTTAGTTTTCTCTTCAGCCATATCGCCAGTACCATCTTTTCTAGTATACCTAGCAGCTTTTCTTATATGATTAATATACTGTATTCTGCACACATCTATATTAACAGGTGATCTTCCTGAACCAATAGTAAATATGCCCTTACCTATTAAGTCGCTTATAGACTGAGGGGAAAGGTCAAGATGTTCTGCTAGTTCTTTTCTCGTAGCCAAGTTTTTATAGTGGTTTCTTAATACTCATAAGTATAAATATACTTGATTCAAAGCTCAATTACAAAGATGGTTTTATATTATAAATACGGATGATAGTACAGCCCTGTCGCTACAAAAAGAATGGGGTGCCGCAACCTG